ATGAAGTATCTTAATTTATTAAGCGCAGCACTGTTAATCGGTGCTGTCGCTTGTACGGAAGAAAAAATAGAATCTTCCAGTCCAACGTTGGGAGAGATGGGGAAAGTCTTTTTTGATGCGGAAACTATTGATATGGAAGATGCCGGAGAAATTGATGTGAAAAACACTCGTTCCATGATGCGCGAAGGTGGTGAGATTTATTGGAATGCCAATGATATGTTGGGGGTTTTTACTCAGAATGGTTCTCCGCAGAAATTTAAAACGGCGAACGGAGGTAAGGTAACTCGCTTTGAAGTAAATCCCGCAAAACGAAATGTGGCACTTTACAAAAACGACACGTGTAAATACATGCAAAAACGATACGTGTAAAAAAGGTGAGCATGTTTTTCTCTATATTCAACTATATATAGCCATCTATTTCTTTCAAATACCATTTGAGCACCATAAAAACACAGGATAAAAAGAACCTAAAATAATATAACCAAGAATATATTGTGAACCCTAAAAGGCGTTAGTCCGACTCTTAGGGTTTACTTTAATTACGATATAATTCCTTTCAGTAATTACAAACGATCCATTCTTCTTGTTTCCTCCTGGAGGTTCGGCTGGCAGAAATGGTTCGTTCGATGCGATGAACGGTCCATCTGTATAGAGTTGCATAGTCTTGCAAATGATCGTTTGGGAACATGGTTAACATGAACTTTCCTTTCAAGCTGGATATCATATCCAGTAATTCAATGAACATTTGTTCATTGAATATCCCATTATAATGGGCGCAGTTGGTGTTGATGTAAGGAGGATCGATAAAATGGAATGTCTCAGGACGATCATACCGCTTGATGACAGATATGGCATCTTGGCATTCGATAGTTACATGTTCTAAACGGCTACAAAGTTCTTCTGTGAATGTGTCTTTGGCATTCCTTAGACGTTTTGGCATTCCGCCTTTCAGGTCAAAACCGAATGTTCCATTGATTTTACTGGCAAACGATGTTTTTGTCAGAAACCAGAAGGCACAGGCTCGTTCAGCCGGTTTGAATAAGGCTGGATTATTATATATGTATGTCGCATGATCATGTTGATATCGGCTATGTAATGTCTTGTCGATTTCTGTTTTTAATTCCGGATAATAACATTTTGCCATCCAGTAAAAGTTGATGATCTCTGCATTGATGTCGTTTATTACTTCACATGGAACCGGTTCTTTTGCAAACAGGACGGACGCACCACCACAAAAAGCTTCTGTATAGACAGAGTGGTCCGGAATCAGAGGTAAAATATGTTTCAACATCGTCTGTTTACCTCCGTAGTAAGTTATCGGTGTCTTCATTTCCATTAATTTTATCGTTATACATTCAAATCAAATTTTACGTTTTCTTTTCCAGAAAGAAGTAGTTCGGTGTTTCTCTGATTATTTTCATAGATATGTACATTTCCTAAGTTCAAGGTGATAGACTTTAACGGCAGATCGATTTGCCTGGCCATCAGATACAGATGGTATATGTCTGCCGGCAAGCCCAGATTGGCATCGGAACTACGTTGGTAAGCTGATACTACCAACCGGCCATCATCTATCTGAAATTGCACCAAACTAAGGCATGGAGATTGATTACTTTCCATGCCGGTCTCTCCAAGAAAAAGGACATAGTTTTTACTGTTACGCTTTTCCCTGTTTATTTTAGAGATCAAGGGAGGTAGTTTCTCGAAATAGGTCGGATAACTATTCACTAAGATAGAACCACAATAATCCCACCAACTTATGCCTAATTCCCGATATTTCTCCACAGACCTTTCCCCTTGCATGAATAGTTGTAATTCATTTTTCAGTTTTTTACGGGCAATGTTATGACCCTCGAAAATATCCAATAGGTCTACCGGAGTTAAAGAGAGCTGTTCATTTAATAAGTATTTGATCTTGCCTTTCTTTTTGTTTTGTATTTTGCCTTCAGACAGAATTTTGCCTAAAAGACTATAGTATTTGTTTGTCATAATCTTAAATTTGATGTACATTTGTATTGTCTCACCTACATACGAAAAACGAGCTATCGCGACTGAAGGATTTTGCCCCCGGTCGTGCGGTAGCTCGCATTTTCGTTAATATGTAGGTGAGATGACTATTAACGGGCCGGGGGCTTTTTTATTCCCGGTAAATGATGACTGCAAAAAGTCTATTTTTTCAGTTTATAAACCATCTGACCAACAATAATTAAAGTCATAATAACTACAATTACAATAATATATTCGCAAAATTCAACCTTAAACTGCTGCCATCGGGTTAATTTTTTCTCTACTTCCACTATTTTAGGAACTTCTCTGGTACGAGTTATCGTCATGTATTGAGGTATTCTTGCCAATAAAAATGCATTTGGCCAAATACCCAACGAATGACGAAGATTTCCGTCACTATATGTAGCCCAACTATATCCATAGGGATTCGACAAAAAAGATATTGTGTCTTGAATTGAAATGGAGTCTTTATATGGCACTAACGTCTCCTTGATTATTGTATCATGAATTGAAATGGATTCCTCTGTTTTTATCTCAACCGGTACATATCGAACTTGTGTACGGCAGGATGTGGGCAGCGAAAACAGAACTACCACCAATATCCCGATCAAACCACCTATCAATTCGTCTTTCGTATCCTTGTCCATCATAACAAATTCCACCCCTCAATAACATCCGCCATATCCGCCTCTCTTCCGTTCTCTACCTTGCTCATGGCAGCCGCTATGGCAGTCATAGTCCCTTTGTCAAATTCTATCTCCCGGCCTGTGGGGATGCCTGTCTTGGAACAAACAGCCCTGACATAGGCAGCCGTGTTGTTCTTGTCTTGTGGCGGCGCCCATCTGCCAATCATCTTTTCAATTGTATTGAGCGAATATTTGTGGTAATAGTTGTAGAGAATACGGAATGCGGCACGGTAGCCGTAAGCCATCGATTCAAATTGTTTGAATTCACTATCCGTACTTTTCTTTTCACCTTGAAACACATCCGTGCTTTTGCGAATATTCAGCGGGTTATTGTTTGCCAGCCCGCGTGGCAATCCTTTACTTTTCATTTTATTTCATTCGGTTAATATCCGTTTTGCGGCTCACGGTCGCCGCATTTCTTTCTCTCGCACCGTTTCATAGCCAGTTCCAGCTTTACATCCGAATAGCTCTCTTTCAACGCAAAAAGCTCATCTTGCACCTGCCTGAGTCGTCCGGTTTGTTCTACAAACCGTTCTTCCTTGTCTGAGAGCTGTTTTTGCAAGAATTCATTGTATTCGCGTAAGGCCTTAAACTCTTCCGCATCCGCACGGGCATCTTCTATCCGTGCGTCAGTCTTACGATTTCGCCAAGCGGTCACACCCCATTTGATCGCTTCAACTCCACCCATAGCTCCTATTACACTCCCGATGACAGTCAGGATATCTGCCAATTCCACATTCATTAGATAAATCTCCCTATTTTTTTGTACATTTGCTATGTTGTTATTTCGCTTTATGACAAATTGTGTATCCGCCTCTCCTCTGTGATAGATAGGAGGCGAATTTTTATATCCAAGTCTTTTAATCAAGGTGAATAACTTCATCTTTCGCCTTAAATAAAGCTCCGATAGCCTTAACAACGTCATAAAATCCGCAACCGGACAGACCGACAGCTACGCCGTATATCAATACCTGCCACCATACATAACCGTCAAGCAGTGGTGTCAACTGCAACGCCCATGATACCATGCAGACGATCACGCCGACGGCAACCGATACGCCGATCTTTGCCAGCTTGTGCAACGAGATAGCCGGGATACGCTTTGCGATCTGTGTGACCAAAGAGGACGTGAGGGCGACAATACCGGTAAACGTGCCTAAGTCGATCATAAAAGAGGCTGTTGGATCGGTTACGATTCCTTGTGCGTAAGTGCGCCCGGTTACTAATGACACCATGCACATAATCAAAAATAAAATCTTTTTCATATTAAATAACGGTTGACCTGTACGCCGTAAGGTTTTTTATTCGTATATTTGAAGTGCATTAATACCGTCCTGATATATTATTTTTTGAAACCACCTTCTTGTCGTGATAGCCTTGAAGGTGGTTTTATTTTGTTTCCGATCGGGAAAAGGCCCGTTCTTTCCTTACGCAGGAGGTGTATAGTTTGTCAACGTCTGCTTTTTAATACGCATTCGGATAATGATTATTCCCTGATGGCCGGCTTTTCCTTTTCTTGACGTGTAGCCATTGCTTGCAGTTGTGCCCGCCGGGCCACCTCCAGCTCCATAGAAAGAACCTGCTGTAGCCTTATAAAAGCTATCCGTTGAGCCATAATCGCCTCCATTCCCTCCTCCGGTTATGCCTCCATCTTCGCATATTAAAGTTCCACTGTTACTAACAAAAACCTTGCCGCCACTTGCTCCAAATAGGTCTTCGTCTTTTATATCGTCAGATATACTACCAAAAGGACACGCTATTCCGTTAGTCACAGTAAAACCAGTAGCTTTTTTGCCGCCAGCCCCTCCTGCGGCAGCGTATGTCGAAAATGTAGTTTCTCCTCCAGGATTGCCAGTTGTTGAGCCTGATGTCGGTTCTGCGCCTCCAGCCCCGATTTTTATGCTTATAGTTGCCCCTGGAGATACTTCTATATTTTCTTTATAAAGGGTCTTACCGCCGCTTCCGCCAGCCGCTGCGCCTGTTCCATACTTTAAACCGGTAAGGCTAATGCCTCCACCACCGCCACCGACCAAGAATACGTCTAATAACTCGATGCCGCTCGGCACAGTCCACTGTGTCTGCGCCGTATCGGTTAATACCTCGAATTTATCCGTTGTCGGCAAATCCGATTCTTTGCATCTAACAACCACCCTTACAATGACAATACCCTGATAGCCATCTCCTGCATGGTGCACAGTTGCGCTGAAATAATTCCTGTAAACCTCACCACCACCGCCACCGGCTCCATAGAATGACCCGGCTTCTGCGTTTGTGCTCGTGTTTGCCCCTTTTCCTCCTCCCGTCATACCTCCTGCTAAAGCAGTAGCCGTCGTAGAGCCGTCCGCACCGCTTGCGCCGAACAGTGAACCGCTTGCGATTCCGTCCACGTTTTCAATCGGGCATGCCGTCCCATCCGTACCTACTGTAGAAGACGTCACAGCGGTGGAGGAACCTCCATTTCCGCCAGCAGCAGTATAACTTCCAAACGAGGATGCACCGCCATTTGTACCCGCGGCACTTTCTACCGTAGCGCCTACGCCTGCGGCACCCACTGTCACGGCAAACACTTGCCCATCTGTAAAAGGTATATTGGATTGATAAAGAGCTACACCTCCAAGTCCTTTTGCACCGGCTTTATAAGAATTTTTCACGCCTGTAGGCACGGCACCGCCACCGCCGCCTCCAACAATGAAGGCCTCCAGTTCTACAGAACCTGTGGGAACTATAAAATTGCCATCCTCTTTAAACGTCGTGATATCTTCGTAATACACGTATTTGTTGCTACTGCCCAGCAACATCCTTCTTCTTGTAATCATATCAACTTGGTCTTGTGAACGGTTCTGAATATCTGGCTATATACATCTTGGTCTGATAAGCTTGAGTGAACATTATGCTCAGTTCCACAATACTATTTGCAGGTATTGTTATAGGATTATCACCGACAACAGAAAATTTACCTTCAAGCGCACTATCCGCCGCAATGGTAACATTGGCGGCACTACTTGCGAGTGTAGATAACATTACCGTCGTGACACATCCGAGTTCTGGAGCAAAAGTGTCCGGTTTTACGGTAAGTGTTTTGTCACCGCTTAAACCATACAGCTCCTGTATACCGCCTCCTGCATTAATATCGAGTTGGAAGGGATATTGATAGCCATAACGGATGCCATAATTGGTAACAGATTTATCCGAATTAATTACAGTACGCAAATCGATGACATGAAATGCCTCTTTTGCCCATTGAGAAAAGAAAGTGGCAAGATTGGAAGTCCTATGCAGCACTTTTAACTCTGTCAGCGTCTTGGCCTCTGTATTCTTGATGTAGACCTTCTTACCGGCATCTACTGCCGCCAACAAATCATCGATGGGTCCTAAAAATGTTTCAGCTGCTGCTTGTGCTATCGTGTTTGCCCCAGCATTAAACAGCCTCTTGGCCGCAGAGGCTATAGTAACCACGTAATCATCAGAACCTGCGCCTGTTGTTATTTCGGCCCATGTTCCATTTTTACGCCCATATGATTTACCATCTGAAGGAGCTTCAGCAACATAATTGCCTTTAGGCTGATATGTATTTGAAGCATCGGCCTGAGTTAGATAAGCACTCAAATCAACAGTTTCGCTCAGCTTATCCCAGGCAATAGGATTTGTAGATGTAGCCACGTAATTAGCTCCTGTATCTTCTATATTGTAGACGTCTCCGATAGCGACATTGCTTGTGGGCAAAGAGCTATAACTGGCAACAGACCCTTTTACGCGATATACAGAAGCAACCGCGTTATTTATCTTTTGGTCTACCGTGCTTTCTGAGAGGATTGCAGGCTTATCACTCAAATCATTATAACTGCCGGAAGTGGCCACAGGGGATAAATTTGCCAACTTGTCCTTTTCGGCCGTTGTGTAATCATTGGTAGATAGACCTTTATCGGCCATTTTATCTACTTTGCCATCCAAGGCCGTATTTACCGAGCTTGTAGTAGCATAGCCTTTTTCTGAAAGGTCTGATTCGGTAATGAAATTGTCATCATTTTCCAAATCACTTATTTTAGTAGGAATCACCGGGGCGACATACTCCACAAATGATCCAGCCGTACTTCCATTTGAATCCGGAACAAATAGATATTTTTTAGTCGTAACAAGCCCAGAACCGGAAACAGATACATTTCCAGAACCTTCGCCGGGTAAACCCTGTTCGCCACGCGGAATAGTGATATTCAGCTTGTATTTCGGGTTACCAGATAGGTCTGTTCCGTTCGCTGTAATAGTAGCAGATGCATCCGTTCCCGCGTCACCGGTTGTGACTGTTCCTATTTCAAGTACCGGGGTTTTGCCATCGAGACCGTCAGCACCATCCGTGCCGTCCTCGCCAGGATTTCCTTCTGGCAATACCAAGTCGATTTTGTACTTTGGATTGCCCTCTGCGTCTGTTCCATTTGCCATGACTGCAGCAGAGGCGTTTGTGCCCTTTTCAACCGTCCCTATTTCAAGTACCGGGGTTTTACCATCGAGACCGTCAGCGCCTGTATTGCCTTTTGGCAAAGACAACGAAATAGTATATATCGGCGTCCCATCCGTATCGTTTTGTTTAAAGGCAATTTGAGCTGCGGCAGACTGCCCCGGTTCAAGTGTGGTAACTGTTCCGGTTTCAAATTTAGGTGTCTTGCCATCATCACCGGCATCTCCATTATTGCCGGCATCGCCTTTTGGCAATACCAAATCAAGTTTATACTTCGTATTACCAGACGTATCTGTCCCATTTGGTGTAATAGCAGCGGAAGCTTCCGTCCCTTTTTCTACGGTTCCAATTTCAAGTACCGGTGCGTCACCATCTGCTCCTCGGGGAATGGTCAAATTAAGCTTGTAACGTGGTTGCCCGGATTCAGTCGCGCCATTGCTTATAAGCTCAGATGATGCCTGGGTGCCTGGATTCCCCGTAGTCGTTGTACCACCTTCAAACACAGGTGTTTCTCCTGCGGCTTTAACCCCTGTGCTAACGCCGTTTACAACCCAATAGCCACTATCGTTAATGCTCGGAGCAGCATCGTTGGCCACCTGCTTTTTTAGATCGCCCACCTTTATGGACGCATCCGTACCGTTAAGGCTCGTTTTTGTGCCCAACAGGTAATCGTCATCCGATAACGACGCATATTTTGTAAAGTCTTTTATGTCTTTCGTGCCTGCCATATTGTTTGCTATTATATTATCCTAATGAAACTTTAACGTTGTTGCCATCCCTCCAAAGCATACCCTTGACTTTCGGGTCAATAGTCGGCATTGCTCCAAGAGTCGCCGTTCCTGCATTCAGAGAAGTTGCTGTGCCGTCAGCCCCTACAAGATATAAGCCTCCACTATGCAAGCTTATAGTTCTTATCAAGCTTCCATTTGTACTATAGAGATACATTTTCATTGCAGGTGCTGATTGCTGTCCGGATACATTCTCAAAAGAGAGTGATAAAACCTCTTTGCCTGAAGTATTAATCATGGTAAGTGATTGAGATTCCGGGTCGATCATTATCCGATTCCCTGAAAATGCACTAACAATTGTTCCTCCAAAAGTGCCTTTGCTAAAAAAGACAGATCCGTCATCATAAAGCCGCGTCGGTGCCGTATCTCGGTTTGCGTAACTCGCTCCAAGTGCAATACGAGGATGGTCGTCCGCATTACCATCGATGATACAATTCCTGTTCTGGCTCTCTATCCTCAAATCAGAGAACCACCAGCCGGCAATGTTAGCTTCCTCAATCAGTGCAAGCCCCGTCGCTATGGATTCAAACTCACCTTGGAATGTTTCCCAGTAATCGGAGGACGTGCGCGGGTATTCATTTGAAAAAGTCCCTGCCGTTGTTTTGGTAACCCAAAATGTTTTATTCCCGTTTGCATCTTCAGTATATACAGCTTCCACGTGGTCATCTGTTCCTGTATACTGCTTGGAAGAGCTGTACTTCCTTCTGAATGCCATAAACGGGCCATTTGGACCTTGTGCCCCGGTATCACCGGTTATGCGGATAGGTGTAGACCAACTACTATATACTGTGCCATTTCCATTCAATATGATTTTACTCATCCATAGCAATAGATTACTACTTCCTGTTGGGGGATCGAGAGCCCAACCGGAAGGCGGTATGCTTTCACTTGTAGGAGTAGACGGCTGGCTGCTTGCCCGTCTGTAGACTTGGTATGTAGTTTTACCGTCTTCACCGTCAAGGCTATATTTAGCCCACAACGACGGGGTACTCCAGCCTTGCCATACGTTATTTTTCTTTTCGCGTTTACACATCCATTCGTACAGGTATGTCGCATCCGGCCCTGTAGGATTAGCGGTCCATCCCCCATCAGGAATGTAACCGCCAGTTTGAGGAGATGGGGGTATTTCCGGGGTATTGCTTGTACGTGTACGTCCATAGATATATTCTATATCAGTGCCGTCCTTTCCCCATTTGGACCATAGAAAGACTGCAGAAAAAGCCCCCCATACGCCATCTTTCTTTTCGCGCTTGCAACTCCACTCAAATGGATTGTTGGGGTCCGGTCCTACAGGGTCGTCCGTCCAGCCATCAGGCACATAGTCATCTACATTTTCCGATGTTGCAGGCTTACTCGGCTTGCCGGTTTCGGTTGCGCTCCTCTTGAATATCCACTCAACATCTGTTCCATCTACGCCATCTGTGACGCGAACAATCGTGAAGACTTGCTCATACGTAGCCATACCTTCACAATTTACCTCCAGCCGTACTTCTGCTTTGTCGGCTGTAACGTTATGCACAACCACCAAACCGTCCGTAACAGTAAACGTACATCCTATTCCTGTAGCCGTAACAAGGTACTTGCCTGCGCCCAGTACCGTACTGTAGCGTAACGGCTCAGTCCCTTTTGTCGCCTGTATCCGGGTTGTGATCCTGAAATCCCTGGTGACAACTTGGGTCCCGCCGGTCACGACATGGTTGCTACCGGTCACCACGTCGACTTCATCCGACAATCCGTCTTTCGTGTTATATACCGCACTATACGTCGACAGGGTGACAGAATAGGCATCCATCCCTTTCAACCCGTTACCCAATCCTGGGACATTCCATACATTGCCGCCGAAATAGACGTTATTGAGGAACACGGAACCACCGGCAAGAGATTCTCCGTTTATCACCAAATTGGACAGATCGCCGTCTTGATAAGTGATATTCTTCGACGGGTTTATCTCCCAAGTGTCAACATTTATCAAGTACCGCTTGTATTTCCCTGTGCTGTATGCGGAAGCCTGTCGGTTTTTATCGGTTGCATTGCCATACACAGCAAATTTCATAGACGCTGCAGGATGGGTAGAAGTTCCGGGTTTCAACTCATACTTAAAATGCGCATTGTCTATTATCTCGATGGGCGTAAAATAAGAAGTGGAGAATCCGGCGACTGTATCAAATCCGGCACTGTCTGTTCCTGAAGAAGTCTCATTGCCGGTTAGATTATGAAATATGCCACGGCAGAAATCATTAATATGTAGACCTGATAATTCGCCTTCTTCAAGTTTTAAGGTCACTATCTGGTTTTCAGTATCTACAGATTCAATAAGTCCAAAAGCAATAGAGTTCCATAACTCTCCGGAAACGACATCGATACGATTGAAACGCAGTTCCGGTACTTCGAGAAATTCACGCAGAGTCAAACTGTTCCCTTCGATATTGCCGTCTTTGTCGAATTTACCACCGGAACCGAGAGGGCCTCCTGCATAATCTCCAAATGTCGCTCCGCCGTTTAAGCCTAATAGATAATCGGTGGAATCGGGTTTGTCCTTACGGAGATACTTGCCATCGAAGATCAACGACATGTCGCCACTTTCGACTCCTATGACATGGCCGAACTTATCAACCAGGACATTTCTCACAACAAACGTGCCTTCATTCGCCGTGCTTTCCCCCTCTGACGTGTTTCCGTGCGAGATGGTATAGATTAAATTACCAACTGACTGTTTGTCGATGGATATGCCTTCCCCTTCCATAATGTCAAAGTCAGCTTCGACAACGGCAGACCCTCCACCGATTACAGAACCTCCCGAAGAACTTTCACTGCCGGAAATCCCTAAGTTTGCCGATCTCCTTTTATTGCGGGGATTGGCGGGAAATTTATTCAATATGACATTATACTGTTTCATTGCCAAACTCTACTCCTTCATAATTATCTGCATCGAACCGGGCAATCAACAAGTCACAGGCATCATCGCAAAGATGTTGTGTTTCACTCAGCATTATATACTTGCCCGGTTCATTATTATCGGTATAGGTACAAAAGGCGGGGGACAATACCGCCGTTCCCGATAGTGTGTTGTGCCTGGATGCATAATTGCTGTAAACCGTCCCGATAAGCAACCGTTCAAGATGGTCGGTTACTCCGGCCCGATAAAGTTCGGATATGACGGACTTGTCCGAGGTCTTGTATATCTGTCCTTTTGCCGAGGGCGAAGGATTGTCCAACGTTCCCAATACAGTTTCTATTTTCAGTTCCTCTTTGGCATCCTTGTTGATCCATGCCCAATGTTCCATGTCCTTGGATTGTATGCTTTTCCCATATTTGTTTACCAGGGTGATTGCAGGGTCCCGGTATAAAACCCACCGGCATTCATCATAAACAGCCTGTTTGATCTGCCACTGCGTGTCGGATTTATAGTCATAGCAAGGGACGCCCGTTCCTATCTGCAGTTCCAGATAGCCGGAAACAGCGGGCATGTCAATATATTCGGCCATATCCATTTTGTCGAATAAAACCGGAAGGTCGCCACGATAGTAACCGATGATCTGCTTGTTCACCTGCCAACCTCCCAATCCGGTCTCGTTTTCCCTGTTCCCCTGATACCAGCACATCCACGCATCTCCCCAAGTGCCCTCTCCCGATACCCATTTGCAATTACTTGCAGTATGCCCATAGCCACGGCTGTCTTTTACGCCTTTATTCTCCCAATGGTACAGGCCGTTCCCTTCGGCATCCCGAAGAGTCAGGATAAATGGCACATAGGCATAATTCGCCCTGTTCTTCAAATTCTCAAAGGCTTTCTTGTAATTCTGATCGGTCGCCTCTTCGTAAGGATTGTAGCGTGGGTCGAAGAGCAGGCTCATCGTAAGTTTCAGTTTATATTCCGTCCTTTTATAGCCGATATTGCCCAAATAGGCTTTTTCTTCTATTTTGAAAAGCATTTGACCGGTGGAAGGAGTCGGCATTTCAAGATGCCGGATATCCCCGTCATAAGCGTTTTTGACCGTAATGGTCCAAGCAATCCCGGCACATGCCTCCCCCGAATAATTCGGATCAATCCGGAAATATTTGGCCAGGTCACTTTTTACAACTCCTTTTCCCGTGTCGGAATAAGCGATCTTGAACCCCAGGGGTGAAGTCATCGCCCCAGTCGATCCCTTTGTACAGTCCACCAGGACGGACATCCCTTCACCGGGCACGCTGTCCGGATCCACTTCTCCCTTGAGCAATTCCATGCTCTCATAAGGGGAGAATGAGACTTTCACGTTATTGTAGACCTTGTCAACGCCGAACACCGAGTCGTCCGAGTCCCAAACTACCGCTTCCGGTTCAAATGACGTGTAAATGTCATTCAAATCATATACGACTATCTTCCCGCCCTTCTGGATAAGACGAAGGCCGAACGGACGGAGCGTTCCATCCAGGACTTCACGCATGCTCATCGCTTCTCCGTCTTCATCATAAAAATTCGAGAGATTCACCGATACGGCATCCAATATGTTTTCCGTCCCGTACCGGGATATTTTCGTGCTTATATGTTCCTCGATTTCCAGATACCTTATGCCGGTCCTTTCCAATGTTTCGTTAATGATTTCCCTAATGGTCATAAACCCGGCCTTATTCCAGTTCAACCTCTCCAGGACAGCCATGTCCGCAAACGTTATTTCCACTCCGTAATCCGTTTTGTACGCGAATGGTTCCTCGTACAATTCGGGATCAAGCGTGCCGGACCAGTATAACGCGCCGTCGCGGAGGACATCCATTCGTATGCTGCCGGCCTTAATCGTATACAGGTCTATGAATTGGCGGTCATTGTCCGAATATAACCGGAGCGTGGCGTTAGCGGACTGGACAGGCTCCAGTTTGTCCGTTTCCGGCCACTCGATTTCAAGGGGCTCTTCGCAAAAAGCAATGCCAAAGACACTGCCCAAATAGCCTTCCTCGTAGATTTCGACTTCATACAGCGTCTGGCCGATGCTGTGAAATCCTCCTTTGTATCTCAATCCCATGCTCATCTTGTCCTCTTTTTTTCGTGTTCGACGCCACACAAGGCGATATACAAATCCTTCATCTTGATCCGGGTTTCCAGATAGAGATCTTTTGCGGACAGACCGGGTTCCAACATGGAGCGGAGTTTGTTCAAGGGGGCAACCACCTCCGGGTTGTTCGATGCCCCGGAATATTCCCCGACCAGAGCCAGTGTGGGGCCGGAGACGATACCGCCGGCGGCAAATGCCGTGATATTCTGCAAGGCCGCTTTTGCGGCAGCGGTAGCCGCGACCAATGCACCCCCGGCTATGATTCCTCCGATACCGCTCCATGATATCGCTTTGAGCGCCTCCGATGCCATACCCGCCGCGATCAGGGCCGACCCGAACTGCTGCAACATATCCATGAGGGAAAGGAGGAATGAGCGGAGGATCTCAAGCCCGTTCCCGGATGAGACAGCCTCTCCAAACCCTTCCATAAACCCTTGTATGCTGCCCGACAGTATGCCGGACATCTGCCGGGCCGTGATCTGGGCTTCCTTCACAAACACATATCCGCTTTCGCGTATCTTCTTCAATACCTGTTGGTATGACCTTTCATCTATCTTAAGGGGAAATTCTATTGCCGGGACATCCATAGCCTGGATATTCGGGGCCTTCAGTAGGACGGTGGATCCTTTCGCCAGATTCCCTTCCGCTCCAGCAATGATCGTTTTATTCATGAGGTTCAGTCGTTCTTCGTAAAGACGGATCTCTTTTTCCAATGCTACCTGTTGCTCCCCGGAAGCCTTCAGCTGGGCTTCCTTCAATTCATTGATTTTATTGGTAAGCCCACCTATTGTCGCTAAATCCTTATTGACAATTTTGTCGTTCCCAGCGGAATTGAAGGTCAGATCCTCGACTTTGATCCCTTTTGCCAAATCTTCCTGCAATTTTTGGATCTCCCCGTTTTCTTTTTTCAGCCGTGCAATGTCCTTGTCTATCGCATTCACTTTCCCCTGAACGACAGCAACGACACCGGCTTGAAATTCTTGTGCTTCCCCTGTCCGGCTCAAACCGGCCAGCTGTTGTTGTTCCCTGGCCAGCCTTGATACCATTTGTTCGCGTTTCGCATACAATTCGGTCAAAATGGCTTCATTCCCTATTTCCTTCTTCGCGTATTCCACGATTTTGTCCTGTGCCGCCCTGGCCTTGGCTGAAGCAATGATGGCCTTTGACAGATTTTCGTATTGGGCAGCGGCTTTTCCGGTCAATATCTCTTCATCCGTCAAGTGCCCTAAATATTTCGGATATGTCTTTTTCAATTCGTCCACGGCCTTCTTGCGCTCTGCCATCGGACGGGTGATATCCTGACCGGCTTGATACAACAATCTCAGTAGCGTGATTTCTTCTTGTGCGTCTTGCGTCCCTTTCAACCGGCTTTCGTTCAATTCCTTTTGCCTGTCGATCTGGTTTTGTGTCGTTTTTGATAACCCCAACATTTCACCGGCCACGTTAAAAATCTCCCCGCCGTACATGGACAATATGGTGACGCCGGCCACCAGAGCGGTCTGCCATGAAAGCAATGATCCGGCCACCTGTTTCCAAACGGGGATTGCTTTTTCTCCCGAAGCGATCAGCTCCCGGTTTTCCTTGCGTGCCGCCGATATCGAGTCTGCCAGTATAGGCAAGTTATTGGAAATAGCCAGGAAGAAAGTATTCGCGCTGATCGCCAAAGAAGGCAACTCTCTGGCTACCTGTTGGACGGACATATTCAGGGAATTAAACCTCGGTGTGACTCTTTTTGTGGAATTTTCCAATGCTTCAGAGGCCGTAGCTGCCTCTTTCCCCAGACTTTGGTATTGCCTTTTCAGGTTATCGACAACATTGGAGCCATTCCTTATGTTACCCACGGATGAATTGGAAACAGCCGATAACCGGCCGGAGATGCCATCTAAGCTACCGGCCACCTGGTCGGCAGATTGTTTGACAACCTGTAACTCCTTGTCGACCGTCTTGACGACACCTGAAGCCTGGTCCCGCATCTGAAGCAGTATGTCATATGTAACGCCTCTATCCGCCATATTCCCTTTTTACACGTTCAAAATCTTCCCGCGTTGCTAATTTTACCTGTTTGCTTTTCTCTTTTTCTTTTTCCCATTCGAACCGGACGATATCCGTAGGGTTCAGTCTCTTTTTTGAAAATGGGACCAACATGCAATGTGCGATGAACCGGGCCTGCTCCCAGCTATTGCGGAAAATGGCCGTTTCATTTTGATTCCATTGCCCGACCGCCTCGCTGAACTCTTCAGGGGTCAGCTGCAGGAAATCCGTCCGGCTCATTCCCATGCGGCCTACAGCCAACCCGAACAGTTCCAGGATGGTTATCCTTTTTTTTTAGATTGTGCCCCTTCCGGTTCATAAGGGGGCATTTGTGCCTGGAAGTTTTCGTTTTGCCATCCGGAAATATCTTCGGGTGACATGTGGTCGGCCATGTCCATCTCGTCCTTAAACGGCTGTTCCACGCCGTCTGCCCTGCAGGAAGAAAGCAGGCAACAGAAGATCAACGTGATGACCAAGGCGATATCCGTCTCCTGCATTTCGGTGACCTCCCGTCCGGTCCTCCGTTTGAATTCCAGCATGGCCCCCATGGTCAACCTGCAGGGATATTCCCTGCTATGAATTGAAATTGAATGTTTACCCATTGTCATGATACATTTTATTAAGATGCGACTTGCTTGGTCTGTACATCCCCGCTTGACGAGAATTGTGCGCTGTACGTCACATCCTCGCCGGGCTGTGAAGTCTCTTCCAGGGAGTCGATAACGAATTCCCCTTCCTCATAATCGTCACCGGCCTGTTCGTCCGTTTGTGCAAAACCGTATTTTAACAGGACGTTTTTCTTCTCTTTCATGGTTTTCAGCAGCAACTTTTTATCCTTGTCGCCAAAAGCCCGGAGCGCGTCAGCTTTGATCGTCACGGAGACCGAAGTGATCCTTTTTTCCGGGTTTCCTCCGGGAGAGTCCTTCGTCAGCCTTTCTTTCGTTTCTGTATTATACGTGATCGTATGGCTGGTAGCCAAAGCCTGTGCCCGCCATGCGGGAGTCTCGTTCGTCTCTGCCGTGTTGATATACAGCATCAGATTCCTGCCGTCCAACGGTTCCCCATCTTTTCTTGCCATCGTTTTCTTTTTTTTATGATTAATAAAAGGATTCCAAAAGCTTCAGGCGCTTTTGTGCCTGAAGCCTTCAACCGGGAAATCAGGCCTTGTCCTCCAACAATGCGATCACGCCCTTCTGGTCGTCACGGATGATATCGGCCCCATAACGGGTGAACGACTCGATGATCGTGCCGCCCAAATAACCCGGGGCTTCCGCATTGATGATCGTCCGCAGCCTTCCTTCCGCACGGCAGACCATCTTGTCGTTCCAAAACAAGGCTCCCGAAAGCAGGTTGTCCTTCACGGGCGCATCCCCCTGCAGAGGTTTTTTACCGCTGTACAATACGCCGCAGTGCCCTTCTTCCGTTGAACGCTGGAAGATGTCGATGCCGAGGATACGTCCGATAACCCCTTCCTTCAGCCGGGATTCGTTCCCTGTCTTGTAATAATCGACGAATTCGGGAATGGCGAGCAGGTCGGTATACATGTCAGCCGTCACCATGCCGTACCAATTGCCTCCGGAAACGCCCATCCGCATCATCAGGTTAAGCACCGTCAAAAGGTCCTCTTTCGTCAATGCCTTTCTTTGCGAGGAGAATCCCATCACGTTTGAAGGCCGTGCGCTCCCCGTCGTTTTCAGGATGTTCGCGTCCGTTTTGGGACACCAGTGTTCCAGCGTATAGGCGGCGACTTTCGTATTGATCTCCGCGGCCTGTTGTTCCTGTTTGGTTTGACGTTTGTTGTAGTTGACCAGCAGTTCGGACTGCGAGTCGATAAGCAAGGGAGTACAATAGATCAATGTCGTATTGTACTTTTTCGTGCTGTCCGTGGATGTTTCAACCGACAGGGGCAAGGATTCCGGCTTGCCCTCTTTCGCTTTGCCGATCTTTGACTGTACAGGCTTTTCCACCTGTTCAGTCTTGTCTGCCACACCGGTTTCCCCAATAGATTTCTTATAGAAACTATTGTCCGGGAAAATGAGCTTTTGCAATTCGCTCGAATAAAGTGTCGTTCTTATTTCTGCCATATTCTAATCGATTTGGACGGCTTCAGCCGTTTGGATAAATTTTTCACCATCATACACGTACTCGACGACTTTTGTCTTGCCGGCAACCCCTGCGATCTCCTTTCCCGCCATGCCTTCCCCGGGAGTAAGGCTTTCCGTGGCGGTCGTCTTCGTCTTTACGACAAGACGGGCGCCGGGTTCCACATCCTTGCCGATGGCAAGGTCGAGGGTACGCGCACCCGTTGCGATAACGCTTGCACCATCTACGATTGTCAGGTTGTTATAAATATCGACAGCCTGATTTCCCGTGGCCGTCAGAGGGACAATGTCCGCTTTGCCGAAAGGCCACTTTACGATTGGGTTCTGTAATTCAGTGTTCATAACTTTTATGCGATTGATGATTCATATTCGTCGAGCAGGCGACTAAAACGTTCCGGGTCGTCCCGTTCCATTTTAAGCAGGGCTTCTGGGTCGTGTTTCTGATACCAATCCCAGTCATGGACATCTTTGCCGTCTTTTTTGTTCTTTTTGCCCGCACGGTCGAGGACTTCACTCAGACGGCGGTTTTCCGCTGTTGCGGAAGGTTTGCGGGTAAGGCTTCCGCCTTCGTCCGGTTCATCGTCCGGTTTCTTGTCCAAGGCTTCGGATATCATTTCCGCGAATAACTCGAAATCCGCAGAAGCCAACCGCTTCATTCGCTCTTCATTCTTGTCCGTCACCACCCCGTTCTTCTTGCCGAGGGCGAGCAGTTGTCCGACAAGGGCGTTTTTCGTTTCATTCGCCGTCTTGTCCTTTTCCGCTATGGCAGCCAATACCTGCTGCTGGCTTGCATCTTCCGAAAGGCCGAGGGCCTTTGCAATTTCCTTCATGTTCGTTCTTTTATTTGATGATTGATATTCGTCCATTATCCGGTTCATCAGCTCCGGGACGGACAGGTTGCTTAATTCTTCCTTGCGGGGAGTGGTGACCACGTCATCGCACAGGCCTGCCGATTGTGCTTCCGATGCGGAAAACCAGGTTTCGTCTTTCATCAGCGATGTTATCGTGTCCTTGTCACAGCCCCTTCGCGTAAGGATGATGCGAAGGGTATCGGCAATGGAGTCCAGTGCCTTCCGGTCCCTTGCCGACAGTTTTTCATCTTTCATGCCGGGAATATGGGGATCATGGATCATAAGCTTTGCATAATCCTGCATGCTCACCCTGTCGGATGATACCGCTATGACGGCGGCCATGCTTGCCGCGATGCCGTTCACATGCGCATGGATATAGGCTTTAGCGGACAGGATGGCCGATACGACCGACAAGCCTTGCGAGACGCTGCCCCCGTCACTGTTTATAAGGATATGGATGGTATCGGCATCCTTGTCCAACTCGGCAATGTCGTAGGCCATCCGGTTCCCGTCCACGTCACGGCCTATCACGCCGTACATCCGTATGGACGCTTCACGCTTTTCCTTGTTTTCTATAAGTTCATAAGCCATTTTCTTTTTGCGTTACAGATTGATTCCGAAAGCGAAGTAAAGGGTGAAAGAAACGCGTTGCAAATAAAGTCCCAAGGGTAACAATAAAGATTGCAAGGCTTGAATCTTTTCTTTTACGGAAAGATTCAAGCCGTCACCTTTGCATCATAAAAACACGTGACATGGACGACAAATACATTGCCTACATATTGTTCAAGGAAGGAGTTTCCGGACAAGAGATAGCCCGGATCATGAAGCGATCCGAACAGACCGTTTCACGGTGGAAAAAGGACGGGGATTGGGAACGGAAAGCCACCGAGGATTTGATGGCCATGCAGACGATACACGAGGACATCCGTGATTTGGTCCGCTACCAGCTCCTCCAGCTGCGCAAACTGAAGGACCAGTACGTCAAATCGGAAGCGGATGGCGGAGAACCCCGGTTGATCGGCAAAGGCGACATAGACGGGGTACGGGATTTGTTCAACATGATAAAACCGAAGGAAACCGACTGGACGACATTGGTCAGGACCGTACGCTTGATCAACAAGTTCCTCAAAGACAACTATCCGGCATTGGCACGCGATGCCGCGCCGGCTTTGAACGATTTCCTGAATGAACAGAGAGGAGGCGCCGCATGAGCCTGGAACGTCACCTGAGTCCAAAAGAACAGCGCGAATACAACGAATGGCTGGCCGAAATGCAGGAGACCGTCCGGTTGCAGCCGGCCGTCCAGGAAACCGAAACACACAAGGCCAGGCGCATCGCCGGCCTGAAAAAGGACTTTACGAAGTTTTGCCGTTATTACTTCGAGGACTTTATGGATTCCGATTTCGGATGGTTCCACAAAAAAGGGGTAAAACTCATCGTTGAAAACGACAACATCGTGTTCGTTGGGGAATGGCCGCGCGAACATGCAAAATCCGTCGTCATGGACATATTCCTGCCAATGTACCTTAAGGCGCTGGGAATGCTTACGGGCGTTATCCTTTCTTCCGCCAACGAGGACAAGGCGGACGGATTGTTGGCCGACCTGCAGGAACAGCTGATGTTCAACGAACGTTATAAAGCCGATTACGGCCCCCAATACAAATCAGGCAAATGGGATACCGGGCATTTCGTCACGAATGACGGCATCGGTTTCTGGGCATTCGGACGCGGACAGTCCCCGCGTGGCGTCCGTGAAGCCGCGCTACGGCCGAACCTGATCATCGTGGACGACATAGACGATGCCGAAATCTGCAAAAATGAAAAACGCGTACAGGAGGCGACCGACTGGGTCCTGGGGGATTTATACGGCTGTGCCCCGACAAGGGGAAGCCGTCTTGTGGTCATCGGAAACCGCATCCACAAACGTAGCATCCTGGCGCACATCGTAGGGGATGTGGAAGAAGGCGACCCGAAAAAGGAAACGGTTACACATTTGAAGGTGTACGCCCTGGAAAATCCGCGCACACACGAAATGGACTTGTCCGAAAAAGGAGTCCCGGCATGGAAAGAAAGGTATACCAGGGAGCAGATACTGGTAAAAATGGAAAACATGGGGCGCCGTTTGGCCCTTCGGGAACTTTTCCACCAGCATATCGTTTTCGGGCGGGTATTCCGCGAAGAACACCTTCCCTGGGCGGACCTGCCGCCGATCCAGAACTGCGAAAGGCTGGTGACCTATTGCGACCCGTCGTATAAGGATACCAAGAAGAACGACTTTAAAGCCATTGTCCTGATCGGGAAGAACGGCAAGTACTTCGATATCTATAAAGTGTTTTGTCGCCAGTGCACGACGCCGGAGATGGTTCGGGGGCATTATGGCCTGGCGGAAGAAATACCGGAAAACAAGTCCTGTCCCCATTGGATGGAGGCCAACTTCATTCAGGATATCCATCTCAAGAAATACGATGAAGAAGCGGAACTCCGCGGTTACGGCATTGCCATACGGGGCGACAAGCGCAAGAAACCGGAGAAGACGGAGCGCATCGAGGACCTTTCCGCCTATGCCGAACGCGGCCTGCTCCGCTTCAACCGGGCCGAAAAGCAGAGTCCGGACATGCAGGAGGTAAGGAACCAGTTCCTGGGATTCCCGGATGCCCCGCATGATGACGGTCCCGATGCCGTGGAGGGCGCCGTTTACAAGCTCAACAAGCCGGGTGTGAAGCAAGCCGGCAGGCTTAAGACTGCAAAATACAAACATAACAAATCAAGACGACCATGGTAGTGGATTATTTACAGACATGTGACTTCCTTGTTTTCATATCGGAAGCTTCACTGAAAAAACTCATTCGCGATGAAAATTGCAAGATTGTCAATGCGCAGACGATGGCTTACGGGTATATTTCCGAGAAGTTGTCCGGACGCTATCAAATAATGAAGGAACTTTCGAAAGAGGGGGAAAGCCGGAACGCCTCGATGGTCCGCTGGATGACGGTCCTCACGGTTTATTACCTCTATCAGTCTGTACCGGATGAAAGCATCCCGGAAAGGGTGCGGCTCAATTACGAGGACGTGCTGAAAGAAATCGACAGGGTCGCATCCGGAAAGGACAACAGCACGCTCATTCCGGTTTTGGATCCTTCCGGCAAGCCCCGGACATCGTTCCGGTGGGTTTCCAACCCGAGGCGGAGCCATAATCCCTTTGGATGATCCGTGTTCGAACATCATATAAACACAATTTGAAATGGACATAAAAAAGATTACAAACAAGATAGCGGCCAGGTTCGGCTTAAGCCGGAAACGCAAGTCTTCCCTTCTGAAACGCCAGGCCCCCTCGCGGGTGAAGATGGAAATGGACTGCCTGGTCAAGGCTGCCCTGGAGGCCCTTGACCAGGAAAATTCCGACCGGAACGGTCTGCTGGAGATTTATGGAAACGCATGGAAAGACAGCCAGGTCATCAGTGAACACGAAAAGGCTGAAGCATTCCTGATCACGGAACCTTTTGAAGTTTGCAAAAAAGGCAGTGATGCCGTGGACAAGGAACGGACCCTGCTTTTGGACCGTCCCTGGTTTACGCGTTTTTTGACCTTCGTGATGGACAGCGAGTTCTGGGGATATCAGCTTATCGAATTCGGGGAACAGGATCCCGGAGGAGAGTTCAAGGACGTGAAAGTCTTTCCACGCGAGCATGTCCGGCCTTTCGAGAAAATAATCACGATAAACCCCTGGGATCGTGACGGCATATCTTATGAGGGGCATGAAACGGAGTTTTTCCTTTTGCCCGTAGGGGATCCGGAGGAGCTTGGAAAACTGGAATCCATCAGCCGGGAAGTCATATGGAAGACTTATGCCCGATCGGACTGGTCGGAGTACAACGAGAGGTTCGGGAAACCCTTTATCACCTATGAGACGGATACAGACAACGAGGAAGAGCGTGAGAAAGCGATGGAGATGGCCGTCCGGTTCGGAAGCGACCTGGTGGGAGTCGTCGGAAGCGATGAAAAACTGACCGTTACGGCCGTTGCCAGCAAAGAGAGCAGCGACAATTACAAGAACCTTGCCGACTTCTGTGACGACCAGATCGCCAAGATGATGAACGGGCAGACCGGAACCAGCAAGAACGGGCAGTGGACCGGGACGGCGGAAGTGCATGAACGGATCCTTACGGAGTTTACCAAGGCACGCATGAAACGCATCCAGGATCTCATCAACTACCGCCTTTTCCCTTTCCTTGTGGCATACGGCTACAAGCTGGACGGATACGAGTTCCGGTTCTATGGCTTGAAAGACAAGAAGGAGAACACGGTGGACAACAAGAGTTATGACGAACCGGATCCGGCCAAACGGAATGAACCGGACGAAGGCCGGACGATCGGTTTTTTCGGGAAAGCCCGGGAAGTGAAGGGATAGGCTTCTCCGGGCTTGTCGGCCGCTTGTATGATTGCAGTTGTCCGGCATGCGCATCTAATCGGAAACGGGTTTCCATGGATTTCTGCTTGGACGAATCGGTCAGGAATGCCGTCCTGAAACGCATATATGAAAAGTTCGACGTCCGGGATGATATTGATCCGGACCTGTTCGAACATACCCGGAGGCATCTTGATGAAGCGGTAGAAAGCGGCTTGGGCGCGGAAATAAGGTTCGGTGACCCGGATCCGGAATTCCTTCGTGAATTGAAAAGGAACAATGCCGTATTCGCGGCATTCAAGGCGCATCGGGAGCAGAATGACCTGGCTGCCCTTCTGACTGACGATGAAGGGAATTTGAGAAGCTATGACAGTTTCAGGAAAGCATCCGAGGCCGTAATCGGCCAGTATAACGCGGATTGGTTGCACACGGAATACGTCACGGCTGTTTCCGCGGCACGGACGGCAGCCCGTTTCCGGCTGTATATGCGCGATGCCGGGCTGTTTCCGAATCTTCGCTGGTTGCCCAGCTCTGCCGCGGAACCCAGGATTTCACACCGGGCATATTATGGGAACGTCCGGGCACTGACGGATCCTTGGTGGCGGACCCATTATCCGGGTTGCGTATGGAATTGCCAGTGCGACATGGAAAACACGGATGACCCGATTACCCACATCGGGGACCGCCCCGTGGTTCCGGGAGAAAAGCCGACACGGGACGGGGCCACACCCGCTTCTCCCGGGTTGGACCGCAATCCGGCCTATACGGGTAGCATCTTCACGGATAACCATCCTTATGTGACGGAAGCTTACGAAGGGGCGGACAAAGCGGTGGAACGGTTGATGGAAAAAGAAGACAGGTATGAAACGGTACCCACCGAAAAAGGGCGGCTTCGCATCCATGAAGGGCATGGGAAGGGGGAAAGAGAGGAGAACATACGGGTGGCTTCCTACTTTACCGACAAGTACGGATACCATATCGATCTGCTGGATAATCCGGACAGCGTGAAATCGGCGGACAGTTTTAACCGGACGCTGGGATACGAGGAAGAATACAAGGTCAGCCGGACACCTTCCGCCAATTCCATCGACCGGTTGCTCCGGGACGCGAGGAAACAGGCTGACCATATCGTGCTGTGGGTAGAATCAAACATATCCGTTGAAGATTTGAGCGCGGCTTTACGTTCAAGGGTACGGCGGTCGGAAAACATACAAACCGTTACGATTGTGATTGATGGCAAAGATGTCAGGTTGGAACGGGTCGATATCCTTTCGGAAGGCTTTAAAATACGACTGGCAGACTTGAAATAATCAAACCTGCCAGAAGGGGGCTCACGGCCTTTCGGCTTAGAACCGTTACAAATATACAACAGATTAACGACATGCAAAATACCGACATACAAAAATATTTTGACCGCCGCCTGAAGAGATGCCAGGATTGGGCAAGAAAATCATTGCCTGTGATGGTGGGGCGTGAAGCCGTGTCCCATTTCAAAGAGAATTTCAACCAGGAAGGGTTCGTCGACAACGGTTTGAATAAATGGAAAGACGTAAAACGCCGTGATTCTTCCAGCCGGTGGTACGGCTTTGAATACAAAGGGCAAAAACGTGTTTCCTACCGTTTCAAACGGGATAAGAGAACAGGCAAGACCTATAGGGCAAAACAGCAGAAGAAGCTCAATTTCAGCAGAGCCGCGACAATCCGTAAGATACTCTCCGGCAGTACCGGCGAGCTAAAAAGGAGCATCAGGTATATTCCCGGATCCGGAAAGGTCTCGATAACATCCGACAAGCCGTATGCTTATGTGCAGAATTACGGGGGGCCGATAAAGATATTCGGGAAAAAGACCGTGATGCTCCCGCCCAGACCGTTTATCGGGGACAGCAAGAAACTGTCCGGCAAAGTGGAAAAGGTTATAGTCAAGGGTTTGGACAAAATTTTAAATCAGTGAGAATTATGTATTACAGTTTGTATAAAGATATCAAAGGGCTGATAGCCGAAAAGTTCGGCATCCTGCTCGATCCCAAAACGGGTATTGTTTCCGATGCTTCGAACAGCCGCCTTAAGGACATACAATGGTTCAATAACCAATACGAAGGGGTGATCCATACAAGCCCTGTCGTTTTGGTGGAGTTCGCAGCCTTGGATATCACTCCGGAGACGAAACAGACGGCTTCATGCCCGATAAATATCCGCCTGCATGTCGTTTCCGAGACGAGGGACGAATCGGACGGGGATGTCCGGGACGGGGACGTCTTATGGCATGAGAAATTGGCCCATGACGTGCTGGATGCCGTAAAAGGCTACAGGCTGGATTTTGAAGAAGGCGAGACACAACCTTTGAGGCCTGTGTCCTGGGAACATTACCATAAATACAACGGCTGGATGGTTACGCTTGTCGGATTAAAAACCAAAGGTTAGCTGGCGCTTGTCCTCGGGCTTCTTTTTCCCGTGTTTCAGCTCCTGTTTGGCAGGATATGATATCCAACGGTTGAACGTGCTGTAGGAGATCAAGTACGTGTCACGGATGATATGCTCGTACACATATAGCTGCGAGACACCTTTCTTCTTTTCCGCAAGGACAATGTCTTGTACGCGTATCATCTTCAATAATGTATTTCTATTATTGTAGGCCATGGACAAAATCAATCTGTTTTACAAAGATAGCTTAATAACCAACATCTTACAAAAAAAGAGGCACAAACATCAATATGCGTGCCTCTTTCTCTTTAATTCCCATGCCGGAAAGCCTTTTCCGGACGATGTTTTATGCATTTCAGGGAGCACCCCGTCATTCTTGGGGGAGTTCACAATGTCACTTTGGTTCCGATGGGCGACTTTGTGGGGTTATTCGATTATTTTTATGAAATGAACCTGATAGGACTCCATTTCTCACCGGTTCCAAACTGTTCCGAACGGAAACCATTTATCCGAAACCTGTATTTGAATTGCTCTATATTCATGATCAAAATATTTGTTTACTATTTTATAGTTACAGATATTTGCACCAGTCAATTGTGGTTAAATGGCAGACGTTATCTTTATAGTAAAAGTACAGGTTCGATCCCTGTCAATTGATTAGGTGATATTGCCGAATAACTTTATTATAAATAATTTATGATAGACATCTTTTTAACTACAAACTTTGTAGCGAATGTCTTCTCCATAATTTTGAATTATGATAAAGTTTATCAAAAACTTAAGAAGGCATACGCCGTATTGAGAAGGAAAGGATAACTCTTCCTTCTCTCTTTTTATCTATGAGTTTTCTTATTCTTGTTTTCTTTTCTCCGCTTGATAATAGCTTTTCGGCTATTTCTCTTTTTAGTAGATGAGTTTTTTCATGTATAAGGACCTCTATCTAAAGCCTTTTCATTTGGCACTATATGATACACGCCATCTTCATCGTAATATTTTCCCATAATAATCATATATTTTTATCTTTGTAGGCAAATTTTTAAAACATATTAGTATGAAATCAAAAACATGGGAAGAAATTTATGCGGAAGCAAGACTAAATCTTCCAGACCCCAAAATGTATGAGAAAGAAATTTTTTCTACGAAAGTTTTTTATGATACTGAAAACTATACAACTGTACATTTTAAAAAAGTATATGGTTCTCAACATGAATATTCCGTTGAATGGATGTGTACTGGATATACTTATGAGAATCAAAAATAAATACTTCTCTCAAAGTGAGCTATATCATAATAGCTCACTACTTTTTCATTATAGCTGTTTGAAAATCAGGAGCATCATTAAAAATTAGACTGTTTTCAATATCCACTCCGTACCAGTCTCAGGGTCACCATTCTTTTTGCCATCCACAGATACATAACCGATACCCTCTATCATGTTTTCAGTATCAAATGTTGTGATATACCAGGCTATCTGTCGAAGCATATCTTCTTCGTTGGCACTGTCCTCTATTGCATCTCGATAACTTTCAAGTGCAGCTTTAAACTCTTCCGATTCAGGATCATACTTCATACTAATGGTCGCGCTGACCTCTACATCTATTTGTTTCATGATTTTTTTATGTTTGTATCCTTTATTGTTAATACTAAATACTAATTTTCTCCTTTCAAAACTCGCTCCACAAGAAAAACATACAATTATCATTTTATTGATTATCTTTGCAATTCATTATTAAAATACATATGATTATGAACACTCAAGATGCAATTCTACAGGGATTATTGAACAATACAATAGTTGGACAAACAGGTATAACCAAGCACATGCTTTTGTTATGGGCTCAAGCATTGGAACCTTCTATAAAAGACGGACACGAAGTTGGATTTGCAATATCGCAATTAGTTTATGATGGTTATCTTGTAAAACAGAATCCAAATCATAAGCCTATATACTTTGAAAGAGTTCAATAATTTTTAAACCAGCCATCCCCAAAAACAATCGGCGGGACAGTTTTTTGTTCCGCCGATTGCTAATTATTATCCGGTTATTTCGTCGATTCCAACTGTTGCAATCGTTTCAGGTGGTAAACCACCGCCTCGAAAAACTCAAGGCTTCTTTCACTCTGCCGCTTGGCAATCCAACTTCTTAACCGTGGAATACGTTCTTTAATCAATTCCGCTGACCCCTCCGCATCCTTGATACATTGGGAAACGCTGGGCACTAAACCCATTTGACGTGCGATTGTTGTATTCATATCTTTTTAGTTATTAGTCAAATAATCTATTATTAATAAAATCTCATATGCTATTCGCGGGTCTATGGCATTTCCGAGGGCGTGAGTTCTGTCCATCCAATCGGGTATCCCATAAACCACTCCATCCAACTCGGAGTAATATCGGATGGAGTGAAACCAGCTCTCAAAATATGGGCAGTCAGGTAATTGCTTTTTCGTTTGTCGGAATGCTTCAAAATGCTCTCCTTGCGTAGCTTTATCCTTCTGGCTTCGGATGCTGTCAAGGCAGGCAATAATCCAAACTCGCTTCCTTTCCTGAAAAGAGTCTTTACCCGCAGCTGGAATAACAAACGATTGTACTTCGTAACCTTCACTTTCCAGATCAGTGCACACTTGCTCGAAGACCAATCCGTCTGCGTTACCAATAAGTCCGAGAACATTTTCAGCAATGACCCAGGTTGGCCTACATTCTCGTATAACTCGATACATTTGCGGCCATAAAAAGCGCGAGTCTTCTGCACCTTGTTGTGGTCCTGCATTACTGAATGGCTGGCAAGGAAATCCTCCGGCCACAACGTCAACATGACCGGAGAATTTTGTCGCGTCAATCTCATTGATGTTTCCATATTTTGGGATATTTGGGAATCGTTGATTAAGAACCTGAATACAATACTTGTCTATTTCTGACTGAAACAGGATGTTCCAGTCAAGTGTTTCGGCTGCTAAATCAAAACCTCCGATACCTGTAAATAGACTAATCATGTTTATCTGATGCCCCATTCCATTGTAATTTTTTCTATAATTCATGAATCATAATCAGCATTCCATTCAACCGTAATGGTCGCTTTTACTTTTCCTGTACCGTCGCAGAAATCACAAGGGGCGAAGGCGTATTCGTTACGACCTGTTTTATCCAAGAAACCGCCTTGGGCGTTACAACGGGGACAGGGAATGTTACGGACATAATTCGTTTCAGTCCTTGTTCCGTGCCGGGTAGGTTTGATGTCCAATGTATATTTTAATTCGCTCATCGTTTGTATTGTTTTAATGTTACATCTTTACAGCTGATCCAAACCAATCCGTTTTTGTCTTCGACGGCTATTTCGCGGCTTCGGAAGTCTACCGATACGATATCGGCCTGGATATTGTCAATGGCGATCCTCATTCCAGACCGCCATTCTATAGAGTCAAATTCAACTGGAGTCATAATTATTCATTTTTAAAATAAGGAAGGCTCTTTCGATTCTTTCAAGTATTCCAAGATGATATAATCCAGTTGTTGGGTTTCCCAATTGATGCCGGGTCGCCCCTTATACAGGTTCCTGATCAATCGTCGGCATCCATCCGGCTGCAAGCCGGTATCAAGTTTCGCCATCGGGAGGTTGATGCGGTCGAGGGTGATGGTGACGGCATGCATAACCCTTGCGTTGCCTTTCCATACCCCTTTCAAGTAGACCTGCTTGATCGCACCGACGGCATTCTTCACCGGGTGATGCAGGCGGATCGTTGTGAAGCACTGGCAGTTCAGTTTGCCATTGTAGTTTTCTTCAAATTCCAATCGTTCATCCATGATTTTGTAATATTTACCAATTTGTCGTTTACATTTGAAACAATAGACCATCCACTTGCTTGAAGTTCTCACCACCCGGCTGGCTGTGTAACGAAAGCCGCATGGACAGACATATATCCAATATCCGGGGGTGAGAGTGGTGCTTTTTATCCGTTTCAGAGCCGGTTGAATGATGGCTCGAGCTTCTTCCATACGCCGAGGTCGGTTTTCTCGTAGAAGTAGAAGTTGGTGGCCGTTCCTTCCACCAGGTGTGATTCCTTGAACAGGTTCATGATGGCGGTGTATTCCGGATCACCGAACTGTTCTTCCAGCTCGTAGAGTTTTGAGATGGATTTGTAATCGAGGTCACCGTACTTGTTGCGCTCCAACAGCGTCATGGCGAGCTGGTACATCGGGTTGTCCTGTCCGTCATCCTTGCCTTCGATCCATTGCTGCAGGAATTCAATCAGACGCGAAGCGGCGACATCGGCACGTTCGTCGAAGCGTTTCACCTTGTAGTTCTTCACCTCAATACGGAAGTTTCCCTCCTGGATGGAAAAGCTCAGCTGACCTTCGTGGCGTAGTTGACCATATTCGGCGAGTACCTGGCGAAATGTCCCGATCTCGTCCACGCAGAAGGCATGAAGCCCTTTTACCTCATTGCAAACGGAGCGCACCTTGTTCTCCACTTTTTGTACAAGTTCGGCTCGGATACCTTCGTAAGCGGCACGCTTGTCCAATGCCGCACGTCGTTCTTCTTCTCTCTTTTTAACCAACAAGGCTTCCAATTCCTTGCTGGACAATTTACTTAAATCTTCCATTTTTCTGTTGTTTTCGAGTGTTACACGTCTGTTTATTCTGTTGTTGTTCGTATCTCTCATATTCGTTACGCAGGCCGGCAAGCGATTGTTCCAGCCGGTCAATCTCCTCTTCCCATTCCTGAAGCAGGCGGCGTTGCGCCTCCATGTCCCGGGTAGGCCGGGTGAGCAGCATATCGATTAAGAAATCCCGTTCGCCTTTCAGGAAATCCTGCCGTCGACGCAATTTCTTGCCCTGCTCTTTGATTTCGTCCAGTTTGTTTTGTAGGGATATGTATCGTGCCATAATTACGCTTCTCCTTCTTTTTTGCGACGGATGGCACGAAGCTTTTTTAAGAGCAGTCCCAATTCTTCGTCGTCCAAATGGCAGAAGCATTTACCCGTGATCCGTTTGTCGCGGCAAAAGGCATCCACCTTCTTCCAGTCGGCCGTATCGATTCCCAACAATTGCATTTGGTGAAGCACGTCAGAACGTCTCTTTCTCAAAAGCCTTCGGGCTTCCGTTTCACTGTCGGGTATGGCCAGTTTCTTCATTGCACGGACAGCATCGTCATATTCCTGAAGCGACATTTCCCGAAGGCTGTCTGTCCTTCCACCGGTGAACTGCAGGACAATCTCCGCCTTCAAGGCTTCCTTGTCACAACCCGGAAGTTGTTTTAACAGTCCGTAAAAGGATGCATAATTTTCGGGCTTCGTGACTCTCTTTTTCGGTATCATCTGTATTATTTTCATATCCAATCAAATTATCTTATCAAACCGGCTTCCCGGGCTCCGGCTTCCCAAATGGTGTACTGTCCGGTTTCGCCCCGGTAACGTCCTTTGCTGTATGCCACATATCCTTCCACCCAGATTTTCAGGTCGGCATCATACATCACGCTTGTGGCAGTATCGCCCTTGGGGTTTTTCCCGCGGGCGTGGCTAAGGAAGATGAACAGTTTGTCGGGGAATTCCTCTTTCAGCCGGATGTAATCCTTGTATGTCATCTGAGTGTACTGGATGCTGTCAACCACCACGATGTTAAAACTTTTATGCCGGCGGAGCCGTTCCTTCAGAGCCGGGATATCTTCCTTGATGAATGACAACCGGCGGCTTACCTCTGCCATGCCGAACCGTTTCAAGTTGTTCTGTACCGTCAGACAAGTCCCTTCTTCCAGGGAGTTGAACGCCACGCGGTCATATTTGCAAAGTTCCTTGCATAGTTGCATCACGAATGATGTCTTGCCGTTTCCACTATTCCCCCAGATAAACCATACTCCACTGCATTCAGGGGTATCGAATGCGTCTTTCCACTTTTTTTCAAAGGGGAAAGTCTCATATTTCTTATCCAGGATATCCCGGACGCTTATCGCTCGTTTCATGTGCTTGTTGAATGATGTTCAAATATTGTTCGAACGGTTGTTACTCGCCCATCCGTTTAGCCCGATGGATGGCTTTCTTTACACGGCGGAGATCAAAATCGCAAGATTCGGCATCCCGGATCACCTCCTCTATCTTCTTTTTATCCTGGACACCGTTAGCCATGCAGATGGAGTAGACATCGTTGGCTGTCGTTTCTTCCAACTCGAAGTATTTGCGCCCCATGCGGCTGAAAAACTCTTTATAGCCGGGTTTCTGGTGGCGCAGGCCGAGGCCGATACGCTTTTTGATGTAGTCAGTGCTCATAAAAACAATTCCGCTTTTATCCTCCAGCTTGTTGTACATGCTGATGAAGTAGTGGAACACAGGTTCGGTCAGTTTATCGGCCTCGTCGAAGATCAGAAGAGGTGCGTCCATCTGGATTACATCGTCCAGGATCAGCCCCCAAATCTCGCGGATGTTGTGTCCGTCCGTCTTGATCCCGACCTTTCGTGCGATCTCACGCACGAAATCGCCTTTCTTCATGTCCTCGGAACAAAGGATATAGAACACTTCCTTATGTCCATCCGTGTACAACCGCGCCGTTGTAGTCTTGCCGCACCCGGCCTCACCGACGATCCATGTCACGTTGCGCCAACGTTGGGCATCATCCAATGCATAACTGATTTCCTGATAGGCGGAGGTCTCCACGATTTGCCAGCCGGTTTCACTTTTTCCACCGCCTATCTGTGAGGCGATATTGCGGAACATATCGTCGCTGATGTTCTCGTACTTGCCATTCATGATACAGCTGATCGTACCGACTGATGTGCTTTTCAAACTGCCCGCAGCCTTGTTTTGACTCGGGTATTTGGCGACATACGCGCGAAGGTTTTCGCGGATGATGTCTTTCTGTTTGTTACTTAACGCTTCCATATAATTAACTGTATATTTTAAAGTTTTCCTGCTACTTTACGCAAGTCCACCCCGTTGTTCTCTTTCAATTGGTCCCAAGTCACATTGCTCAGTTCTTTGGTATCCCTGCCAAGCGAAATCCGTATCGTACGGTTCTTCGGATGGCTGTATTTGCGGGTACGGCGGTCGATCTGTTCCTGCGCTTCCTTGGTGAGACCTTTCAGGTCAGGGCTTACGAGGCCATGCTGTTCCGGAGCGACACCATATTCATACTCGATTTCCTTTGCGGCAACCTGCCGTTCGACACGTTCATTCGCAACGGCTTCCTGCTGGGCGCGGATGAAGGCTTTCTCTTCCTCTGTCTGCTCCTGCTGGGCTCGGTGAATGTAGATCGGTGGCAGCCCCACGCGCTCAAACCGCATCGCGCCCCCCTTGTCCATCCAAAGCAGCCGGACACTCCGCATGTCAAAGGGGTCATATTGCACATAGAACTGCTTGTAGGTATTCCGGCGACGCCATTCCAAATCCGGCTTGCCTTTGTCGTCGAATACTTCGTATGTGTATTCTTTTTTCTGCACGGTGATCTTGATGCCGTTGGCCGTGAATGTCGAAGGCTTCTCTGTCGTGTACCAGAACATGTCGACCATGTCGCGTACGCTGACGGTATCCGTGTCTTCATTCTCGCTGCTTTCATACATCTCAATTCGGGGTTTGCCGGATGCGGGATGTTTCATCTCGTTCCATTCCTCACGGGCCGAAGCGTATATCTCATGCAGTTCGTCCAGTGTCGGAAGCGAATCGATATTGGCGTTGATGAACTCCAGATTCGGGCGGCTTGTCTCTTTCGTGGCGGTCACGTTCTGCCCTGTAAAGCCGAAACGTTTGAAAAGCACTTGTGATTGAAACCGGTAAAAGATGTTCTCGATCGTTTTCGATTCTCCGTTATAGGGCGCCGTAGGACGATGGATCCGGCTGATTTTCGAGAAAAAGCCACGGGCTGTATTCTTCTTGTGGCCACCCTGGTTGTCGCAAACCAGTTCATACGGCTTATGCCCGCTACGCTGGATCGCCATGCGGAAGGCATGGTATTGGGCGATATAGTCTTCATTGTCGCTGATATGGTAACCTAACAGCACCTCACTGTAAGCATCCACGACCTCGTACACGCTTGTCGTACACTTGTTGCCGTTTTCATCCCGATAATACAGGTTCAGTTTCGTGCCATCACCGTACCACAGGGAGTCACGGGATGCGGGAAGAAGCGTGTGATGCTTGCGGTCATAAAGCTGGTGCGTCCTCATCTCTCCGAATACGGCATCGTGCCACAAGGGTTTGATGCGGGGGCTGTTCAGCCACCCTTTCATGCCACGTTCGCTTTTGAGCGGTTTCCAGCCTTTCAACGGGGCGATCCTGTTGTATTCCTCGAATATCTGGTGGTCGGTGTATTTGGGCATTTGGCTTCGCTTCAGGGCGATGAGCTGACGGCCTTCCTCTTCCCCGATTTTCAGTGTATTGCTGTTACCGTACTTTCCACTGATCAGGACCTCGTAGTGGTCCGGCTTGTATTTCTTGATCAACTCTTTCAGGCGGCCGATACTGCCGGGAAGCGTATGGTTGAATTCCGTACGCAGTTCTTCGCTCCTTTTCAGGATCTCTTCCCAAAAATCACCGGACACTCCGAGCGCGTTGCGACGGGGGCGGAGGCGGGTGATATCGCTGATCAGCGTGTTCAATACCGAGGCGTTACGAGTATACTCGGCTATCGTTTCCTCCGGGAGTGTAACAGGTTCACCGTTTTTGTCATAGCGGTGTTTCTCGAAAAAGCCTTCCGCCTTTTCATCTTTGCGGACCCTGCCGCGTAATATTTCATGCTTCATGATCTCTTCGGGCTCGCCGTATTTGATAACACAACGCTGTTGGTATTTGGCAGGAAGGGAGGAATAAGAGTATAGAGCGTGATTACCTTCACCTCCGCCACGGTTAATGCATTGGATATTGCCTCGCTTGACATTTTGTCGCAATGTTGCTTCCCGGATCACCGGGTCATCCCCGGAGGTCAGTTCTTCGTATGTCACACACAATGTTTTATTGTAATATTCCATTATTTTAGCAATCAAAAAAAGCGTTGAAACCAAATTTCGTTTATTGAATTTCCTTTATCTGTTCCGAACAGGATACGGATAAGATTTGCATGCTTGGATAAGATTTTCTAAAGACGTTGAACATCTGTAACCTGTAAGCCGATCAATTCTTTCTCTAATTCTTGTATTTGGCATACCATTTCTCCTATACGGCCTACCAAAACGTCTGCTTTTTGTACTTTTTCCGAACGTCTCATTTTATAATCTCCTCCATTTATATAGTTCCCGGAAGCGGATTCGAACCGCTGACCATGTCGCCTGAATTACCAGTTCCGAGTGTTCTACCTGACTGAACTATCCGGGATACCACCCTCGTACCGCGGGCCGCGTACCGAACCTAAACCAATCTTAATTGAAACCTAAACCCTGATTGTTATCCTTGTCACTGCCACCCAGCAGCCGTACCATCCATTCCTCGAAGCGGTCCGCTTCCTCGTAGCATTCCCTTTCGTTTGCGATCAGAGCGAAACTGAAGGCAAACCATACCACGCAAAGCAATACACCAGCCATATAGCTGCCGTTATCCATCGTTCCCGCCCCGGCAAAGAGAAACAACCAACTCAGTGCCCATCCGTAAAGAATCACTTTCGCTTTCATGTCATTTGTCCTCCGCCAGTTGTCCTTTTGCCATTAGCTTTGTCTCTATCACCAACGCCGGGTCGGTCAGGGCCATCCATCCAAAACGTTTCGCAAGCAGCCTGTCCAAAACCGCCCAGTTTTCCAGGCTGACACAATCGTTGTAGTTATACCATTGGTTTTCGCCCGTCTCCGGATCCATCCCTATGATACCCCAAAACTCTTTGCCGGCTGCCCCAATGCAAACCTTACATTCGCCTTTGGCGATTACCACCCGGAACACAGGCCGTTCATCATCCTTCCGTCCTGTATAGACCAGCATCCGGAAGTTATCCTCATATTCGGAATCCATCTCGAATGGAGCTTCACTTAGTGCCTTGTAGTCAATTCTCTCTTTTCTTGTTTCCATACCCGATCTTATTTAAAGCGTTATCACCCGTTCTTCTTTCTTTACCGATCCACCTAACTTGATAGCCATCGCGCGGATCTTTCTCGACAACTCCGTATTAGTCCGGCAATTCAATGCCAAGCTTACCGTTTCACGTCTGCACTGAAAAACCTCTTCCAGTCTCTTTCTGATCTCTGTGTCTACTAAAATCTTTGCCATATTTCAACTTTAATTAATATTCTCTATCTTTACAGCGTCGCTAACAACTGTTATGACGACGCAATATTACGCATTTTGCGAATATAAACCAAACATTTCGCGAAATATTTCTCGATTTGTTACATATTAGCGCTTATTTATGGATAAAAAAAGAATGCTTGAAGCCATTATTGATCATTTTGCGAGTGGCAATAAGTCGCAAATGGCGAGAATATTAGATATTACTCCACAAGCCGTAAGTACATGGCTATCGAGAAATACATTCGATCAAGAATTGATATACGCAAAATGTGAAAACATCAATCCTGATTGGCTTTTAACAGGTCGCGGTTCTATGCTAAAGAATGAACCTCTTATATTAGTGGATGAGCAAGAGGTGAGGAAAGGTGAGATTTTACCGACAAAGAAAAAATTAATTCCTTTTTATGATGATGTTTCCACCATTGGAGGATTGAATGACCATGTGGCCAATACAGATTCCAATTCCCCGACCGAATGGATTGATGCCGGTGACTGGTTCCCCGAAGCAACTGCTGCTATTCGCCACTATGGTGATAGTATGGTGGAATATCCCAGTGGCTCTATCTTGGCTCTAAAACGGGTAAACAACCCGCAACTCATCATGAATGGGCGTAATTACGTGGTTGAAACCTCAGAATATCGTGTCACCAAACAACTTCAAGACGATGGCGACCACTTCATGGCCTACAGCACTAACCGCGACACTTATCCCGATGGCCGCCAGATCCACGCCCCATTCTCCGTTCCCAAAGGTGAAATCCGGTATATTTACCTTGTTTTGGGCTGTGTAACGAAAGAATATAGCAATGGAGCGATACCAATACGGAAGTGAATAACGAACAGAATAGTGATTTATGAGGTGAAAAACAGATAAACATCAGATACATAGTTGAATGCTTTAAAATATAGGGGAGTGAATAAATATTTCAAAAAATACACTTCCCATATCTAATAATACAAAAAACGATAAAAACAGACATTCAAAAGACTCCTTATGTACATTAATCGTATAAAAAAAAGAGAGATTTTGTCACTCCAAATGTCACCCCAAATAACACGTTTCGTTTTTGCACCGCCCAAAATGTCACTCCAAACGTCACTCCAAGTGTCACCCCAACATAAAAAAAGCGGCATTTCCGACCGTTCAAAACAGTAGAAATCCCGCTATTCAAGTAAAAAACCGTTCAAATATGTATTAAACGCTAATAAAACAACTACTTAGCAGCCCTTATCAAATGCGATTGAATAATCATTGCCCGCTTAGTAATTTTACAACTTCCATCGGTTAAACCGGCATGTAAGAGGCTGTTTTTGGTGATACCTACCTCAGCCTCACTCAGCACGTCAAAGATAGCTGAAATTGAGCCGAAATAGTAGTTCTTCTTTTCGTACAATAAATGTACATGGATAACCTTTATCAT